GGATTAAAACCATTTCCGAAACCACACGGGAAAAAATGCTACAAATAGTTAAAAGCACTGTTGGGAAGGCGCTATCAGAAGGGTTGTCGGTTGATGAAATTAGGGACATTCTACAACAGAAATTCGCAAATATGGTTGACTATCGTGCTGTTAGGATTGCCCGTACAGAGGTTATATCGGCCAGCAATGCCGGCAGCTTGCAGGGGGCAATTAGCACGGGGATTGCTTTCAAAAAAGTCTGGTTGGCAACAAAAACAGGGCATACAAGGAAAGGGCATTTAGAAATGATGGATAAGAGTGTTGGGGTGATGGAGCAGTTCAGCGTGCCTATTTATGACACAAAAGGCGCTTACTTAGGTAGTGAAAAGTTGAACTTTCCTGCCGACCCGAACGGTAGCGCAGGTAACGTGATAAATTGCAGATGCACGTTGGTTTATGAACCGATAAAATAGATGATGATGGAAACAAAAAATTGTGAGCTAAGGCTTAAGGGTCTTGATATAAAGAACAGAATTGTTGAGGGCTACTTTGCCATCTTCAACAACGTGGATAGCCAAAATGAAATGTTCGTTAAAGGGGCATTTGCCAAAACGATTGCCGAGAACGGAACAAAAGGGAAAAATCGAATAAAGCACCTCTACAACCACTTTGATACGGTAGGCGTTTTACAGGAGCTTTACGAGGATGATGAGGGCGTTAGGTTCGTGTCAAAAATCGGCACACACACGTTGGGAAATGACGTTTTGCGAATGATAGATGAGGGGCTGATAACCGAGAACAGCGTTGGTTATCAATACATTCCTGATAAAATTGAATACCTTGATGGCGTAACAGTTTTAAAGGAGGTTAAAATGTGGGAAGGCTCTAGCCTCGACAAGTGGGGGGCAAACGAAAAGGCTGTTATCCTTAAATCGCTTGACGAGGTTGAGTTATACGTCAAAAACCTACAGGAAAAGGTAGGCCTAATCGAAAAATCAGTAAGCGGACGAACCAATTTTAGCGACGAAACTTACTACGAGCTAATCGCACAGGTTGGCACTATCAAGAAAATGGTTGATGCACTTTGTGAAATGAAGTCGCTGCAAGGCACTTTAGCTCAGAAGTCGCAAAAAGATGATAGTCAAAACCTTACGATTGATATTGACAAAATTATTGCTAACCTAAAAACTAAGTAACATGGAACTGAACGAAAAGGAAAAAGTGCTACTTGATACACTTGAAAGTAAGTTGAACGAGAAGGCAAGCAGCTACTCCGCTGCGGTGGAGACCGTCAAGGCCGGTCTAGCCGAAGTTCGTGAAAAAGATATGAAAGCCCTGGAAACCTTGCTGGTAAAGCGAATGGATGAGCTGGAAGCATTGGCAAAAGCCGCCAAACCTATTGAGGATTTAAGTTTGAAGGAGCAGGTGGCAAGGGAGCTGGGAAAGGACGAGGTAATGCGCTCAATTAAGAGCAAACAAATCGTTGACCTTGAGCTAAAGGCGGCCAGCGATATGAGCTTTGCCGGTACTTCTAGCGGTCAACCCGGAAGGATTGAATTTGCGCCAGGTATCGGGTTTAGTTTGCTTAACGGAATTATGTTGGCTAATTTACTGCCCGAGTACCCCTGCAATTCCAATACGGTGTACTACATTGATGCCACAAGTCCGCAAGGTGGGCCGGATTTCATTAACGACAGCGAAACCGCACCTCAATGGAGTGCTACCATCACCCAGAATGCTGCACCAATAAAGGATGTTAGCGTTTATTCGGCCTACAGCAACAACATGATGGACGACATTGACAACTTCTCGGCCTACATTAACGACCACTTGCAACAGCTGCTTATTCGCAAGTACGATGAGAAGCTATACGACGGTGCAGCTAGCGGTACTGACGAGTTCAACGGGTTAACCTACTATGCGCAAACATTCTCGCTGCCTGATGCGTCGCTAAAAACCACCTCTCCTAACCTTCGAGACGTGCTGAATGCTGCATGCGCACAAGTTGAAGACAACAAGGGCAAGGCTAATTTCGTGCTGCTCAATCCTATTGATTTCAGGGCGTTGAAAAACATAAAGGATACAACCGGCCAGTACGCCATGCCGTGGGATTTGTCGCCATTAATGATGATTGACGGGCTGGCCGTTATTGCCAACCCAGCAGTTACAAAAGACAACTTCCTGGTTGGCGATTTTACAAAGGCAGCCCAATACGTAAGGCAGTCGTTGAGGCTAACCATTGACCCGTACTCATTGAGCACCAAGAACGCCATCAGGGTAACCCTCACCAAGCGGGCAACTCTTGTGGTTCACGCTGGGGATGCTTACAACTTCGTTAAGGGTGTTATCAGCACCGCAAAAACAGCGTTAACAGCTGCGTAGTGAGTAATTTAGTAAGGGTGGGTAAGCTGCTCACCCTTACTTTTAAAAAAATAAAAGCCATGAAGATAAAGATAGTTAAGGACACCATGTGGTTTAGGGCTGGAAACATTTACGACCTTGACACCGATGTTGCCAATCAAATGGTAGCACTGGGTGATGCCGAGCTCTATGTTGAAAAACCTACCAAAACCACATCGGATGAGCAGCCGGTGGTTAGCAAGGTTAACCCCGAAGCTGAAAAGCTGGTAACCAAAACCAGGAAAACGCAAAGCAAAAATGTATAGGCTAACTATTGATAACGAGCAGCCCCTAACATCTATAACGCTGGACGATGTAAAGCTATTCATCGGAATTACAGCGACCGATGAGGACGAAATGCTCGAGAAGATGGTTAATGCTGCATTACGTTATGCAGAAGACTACACCGGCAACGTGTTTGCGAAGGCTGACGTTACCATTCTTAGCTCAAGGGACAACATTCTCGTAGTTGGGAAAATTGACACCGAAAAGGAGCTAAATGTAACGGTGGACGGCAACCCTGTTAATGCGGTTGTTACCGGCAATAACATACATGTAGGTTACAGCGGGCTAATCGAGGTAAAGTACAGCACCGTTGAAAACGTGCCTCCACCCGTTGCCATTTTCATTATGCAAGAAGCCGCTAAAATGTATGAACGGGGAGTGGAGAGCATTGTTATCCCTGACACCAAGTTGCTTTCACGTTATGTAAACTTAGCCGTATGCTGAATGCTTACATACATAAGCTTTGCACCATAAAGCACTACACGTATAGCGTTAATGCTATTGGCATGAATGCTAAGGCAACCTCAACAGATAGCGATGTAATGCTAAAGGTTAATGGGGTTGATGTTTACGGGAACGAAAATGGGAAGGTAACGGTTAACAGCGTTGCAACCGCAAGGGGATTCTACCACGATTTGAAAAATGTTACCGTAAACGATGAGGTGGTTATTGACGGCGTTAATCACATCGTGGCAAGCATTAACAGGAATGGAAGGAATGAGCTAACGTTAACACTTAAGCGGAATGGTTGAGGTAAGGGTTGACACCAGGGAAATCGAGAGCCTTATTAAGAAGTTAACTGAAAAAGGCGATGATGTAACGGAAGCGGTTGCAGGTGATGTTGTTGCTGCCACTTATGCCATAGAGGCCGATGCTAAACGGTCATGCCCCGTAAAAACTGGAAGGCTTAGGGCTAGCATAACGTCAAAGGTTGACAAAAAAACGCTTTCGGGCGTAGTTGGAACTAATGTAAATTATGCCGGAATTGTGGAGTTTGGCAGTAAGGCTCTAAGGCGTAAGGCAAAACCATTCCTTTACCCGGCTTATTGGAAACATCTTGCTGAACTGCTAGAAAAGTTAAAGGCATATGGTAGTTGATGTTAGCAAAAACGTGTATGCGGCTTTTTATAGCCTACTTAGCGGTAATGTGGTTTACAGCGGGGAAACTATTCCTGTGTACACCATTACGGCAGGTAAAAGTGCTGATGATACATGGGTAACTATTGAGCAGGTTGAGCAGGCGTCAAACAGCAGCAAGAACTCATCGGGTTATGATGTTAGCGCACTGTTAGCTGTAACCACCACAACCGAAAACTATGTAATGCTTTCCGACGTTGTTAATGACGTGCTTTCTTTGCTTTACAGTGCCGAAGAAATCGATATGGGTGAGCTGAAAGCTTATATCGTTAGCGAGCCGAGAATTAATGAGGTAGCCGAGTACAGTGATAGTGGGGTGTTTATTACGAAGTACATTAGGTTAACACTATACGTCAAGTAGTTATGGCAAGCAAGCTAGATGGGAGTTACGTGCTGCTAAAAATTAACGGCACTATGGTTGCAGGACAAACGGATAGCACAATGTCGCTCGATGCCGAAATGGTTAACGTGGTGATTAGCGGTGGGAGGTTTAGCGAGGTGCTTACCGGAAAAATTAGCTATAACGTAAATGTTAGCATAGTGTACGATGACGCAACATGGCTAATGCTATACGATGCATTTAGAAATGGTGTTGATTTAAGCATGTACATGGGAGGCGTAAATGTAGGTGATGTTTATTTTACATTTAACGCAAAGATTAACGGAATTTCGAGAAGCCACCCTATGGGAGGGCTTAGTGTCATAACGCTATCGGTTGTTGGAAATGGTGAACCAACCTATAGCACGGTGATTTAATAATAATAATTATCAATAACTAAAAACGGAGGAATTATGGCAGAAGTAAACGGAAGTAAAATCCTGCTTAAGCTGAAAGTCGGTGGAACTGACAAGCTTATAGCCGGGCAGGTTAGCGCAACCCACGATTTAAAGGTGGACACTTTTGAAACCACCACTAAGCTTAGCACTGGTGGTGCGAAAACATTTGAACCGGGAAATCATTCGTACAGCTACAAGGTGGATTGTCAGATCGACCCGAACGATTCTACAAACCCAACGTACACAGACGTTTATGCCGTCGCAAAGGCTAAATTGCCTGTTGACTACATTTTCGGGTCTGTAACGGTCGGAGAAAAAAAATACACCGGTAAGGGTATCATAACATCGCTATCGCAGGCTGCGCCTATGGCCGGAGTGATAACATTCAGCATTGACCTGCAGGTTACAGGTGAGGAAACCGAAGGAACTGTATCTTAACATTTTAGCGTTATGGAGAATAAAAATGTAAGGTACGTTGAGGTTAAAGGCGAACGGTACGCCGTTGGTCTGGGTTACATTGTTGAGCTAACCAGGAGGTATAACCAGGTTTACGGTGGGGACAACAGCATTGACGAGGTGCTGATGCAGTGCTTTTCTAACCTAAAGCCGACACCTGATGCAATTGATAAAATTAAGCTCGGGTTAATCACGTCAATAAACTACTACCGAGAAAGGTGCGGGCAGGAGCTGGTTGATGAGGACTACATTGACGAGCTGGTTTACCGGCACGGTTTCGCTTACATGGGTGAAGCATTGGAAAATATAGGTAACACGCTTGTTGGCATAATTGTTAAAGGAAGCGAAGGGGAAGGTGAAGGTGAGCGGGCAAGCGATGAGCAAAAAAAAAGTTCACAATAGGGGAGTTCTTTCGGCTACTGGGCACGGTTGGCATGATGCCTGACGAATCGGAAAACTTCACATGGGGTGAATTTATGGCGTGGCTTTCAGGCTATGAGCAACGGGTGTACGGGGTAGAGGCTAAGCTGTTACGCATAATTGCCTACCAGCAATTAAGCCTCTCGCCATACATCGATAGCATTGACAAGCCGTATAGCATTGAGGAGTACTACCAATTTCCTGGTGATACGGGTAGAAGGAAACTAGAAAAAATAGATGTAAACGAGTTGGCACGGATATGGCAGGTGAAGGAAGCACAATAGGCGGCATTTACGTAAAAATTGGGGCAAATAACGATGAGCTGGTAAAAAAGCTCAACGAATCCTCAGCCGAAATTAGCCGAACTTTTAAACAGGTTGGCGATTTCAACACCTCCATTGGCGAGATGCGAAAGGAGTACAAGCTGCTTTCAAAAACCAGCCTATTCGGGAAAACGCCTGAGGAGATTAAGGCCATTCAAAGCAGGATGGCCGAGCTAAAGGACGGGATAGGCGACTACCAAGCCCGTATTAACTCGCTGTCGCTCGACCCATTTCAAAAGATGGCGCAGGGCATTCAGGTAGCATCGTCCATGATGGCAGGGCTGTCAGGGGCGATGGGATTATTCGGTAGTGATACGGAGAAAATGCAGGAGATGATGCAGAAAACAGTATCACTAATTGCCATCGCCCAAGCCGCACAAACAGCAGCTGACTTCACAAAACAAAACGCCATAGGAATTTTTCTAAAGGAAAAGACAAAGGAAATAGCGCTTAGGTTAAAGGAAATCTTAACAATTAAATCCACAACCGCAGCTAATGCGGCAGAAGCAGGAGCAGTAAATGTTACCACCACTGCCAAGAAAGCGGCAACGGTTGCACAAAGGCTATGGAATGCAGCAGTAAATGCCTTCCCCGCAATGGCATTAATAACGGCAGTCGCAGCGATTGGAGCTGGAATAGCGTTGCTAGTCCGTAGCATTTCGTCGCATAACAAGGAAATTAAGCAGGCGCAGCAGGAGGTTGATGGTTACAGGCTTGCTGTTGGAAAGCTTATAGATGCCAATAAGTATGAAATGGATATAATGCAGGCCAGTGGTGCTGATGAATCCGAAATTAGAAAAGAACGAAACAAGCAAATACAGGCTGAAATAGCAGCTCTTGAAAAGCAAAGGGATGCGCTTCAAAAGCTGCAGGAAAAGCAAAGCGGAAAAAAGGAGCGGGCAAAAATACTCGAGGAAACCAAAAAAATTAACGAGGATATACTAGCGCTAAGCAGGGAATTTAACATCAACATCGCAAAGCAGGAAGCCGAAGCCAGGAAGATAAAAGAGGAGGAGCTAAGGAAGCAGGTTGAGATAAATAGGAAAAAGCTAGAGGAGCAGCGCAAGCTAAACGAGCAAATGCAGCGGGTGATGAAATCGCAGCTTGAAAATAGCATGGTTGTTCGCATTGAACCTAAATTGAGCATAAAACTTCCCGACCTTAGCCCCGTTGCAGAAAAATTAAACGTAGGCCTGGAAAATGTAAACAGGGCTGCGATGGAGAAGGCGCAGGCTTTGGCGCAAAAGATAACCGATATAAATAAGGTCGTAAGTAAGGCAATTACAGAGCTAGCGGTTAATGGCACTTCAATGATTGCCGATGCGATAGGAAGCCTGGCTGCTGGTGCTGACGTGGGGGATGTATTTAAAAACGTGGCAAAGCAACTGGTTTCCTTTATGGATAGCTTAGGAAAAAGTTTAATTGCCGCCGGCATTGGTGCATTGGCATTTAGAAAATTGTTATTACATCCTGGTGCAGCAATTGCCGCAGGTGCAGCACTTGTGGCGTTGGCCGCATTTGTTCGGACAAAACTTGCTGCAGGGCCGGCAGGAGGTAGTGGTGGAATGGCAGCTACGGAAGGAGGTGGAGGCGGGGGCGGTTACTCCTCACCCTCAACGGCAAGCAGCCCGAACTACACGGAATGGAGCAACAGAACTGTAAATGCTGCACCTGTAGTTATTTCAGGCGAATTAAGGGCTAGCGGTTCGGAGCTGGTAGCGGTGATTAGTTCAGAAAATCGCAGGAGGGAATTTTAATGGCGACCAAAAGCGTAAATTTTAAACGGGTAAGCGGCACACAGCTAACACTTAACTTCATAAATAGCGCCTATACAGGCACTATTCCTACATTCACAATTTCCAGCGATGTGGTCTTTCGTTATGACAGCGATGGGGATGATGCCTTTGCTGCCATACGAAAAACGAGCGTGGAGGTTTCCGTAGTGCTTGAAAATTCGGACGTCCTGGATGACTTTTTTAATGAAAATTTGAAGTTAGAGGTGGTAACCACAACCGACATGGTTTTTAGCGGCTACTACAATGGTGATGGTATTGAATTTGAGGATACCGGTTACCTTAAAAAGTTGAAGCTAACATTTGTTGATGGTTTTAACGTGCTAAAAAGCACTAATTTTGAGCCTAAGGTCGGCATAACCCCTAAGCATTTAACCTACATCGGGCAGCAGCGGTTTCGCTATAAGATTGGCAAGGAAATTTTCGGTGAAATTCTATCAAAAACAGGACTTTCAAATATAGTTGTGGCCGGGCAAGTTAGCAAATTTGACTACTTCGGAAATGCCATAAATACAACAGAAGGTTCGTACACAAAGGGAACTATGGCTTTTGAGACCGCCGAGCTGGATATTGGCGTGTACGGCAAAACGCTTATGGACGTAATCGAAAGCATTTGCACTGCATTTGGTTACTATGCCTGCATACAGGGCG